GACCAGAGCAATTACCAAACCGTGGACATGACCTGGGAGGGCATGCCGCTCAGGCAGATCGCCCTTTACCAGGGCCAGGACATGATTTGGGGGGCCACCATGCGCATCCTTTTAAATTTCCTGGAGGCTGTGGGCCCGGCGGCCGGACAAATAGCCCAGCTGGCCGGATAAAAAGGGCTGGACAGAACCAAGGCCCTGAGGTAGACAAGTACACCCAGTCGGGACGTGGCTCAGCATGGTAGAGCACTGCGTTCGGGACGCAGGGGTCGCTGGTTCAAATCCAGTCGTCCCGACCAATAATTTCAAGCACTTAGGGGAGCCAGCGCTGGCTCCCCTAAGTGCTTTTGTCACGGTTTTGTCACAGTTCTTGTGACGGGCCTAGGCCATCCAGTCGTCTGGGGTGCAGCCGATCCCGTTCCTGAGCAGATAATGGGCGATCGGGGCCAAGCCGCCGGGGCGGCCTTTGTAGGCCCATTTCTCCATGATTGGGAATTCTTTTATCATGGCGGCCCAGCCGTCTGAGGTGATCTTGCAGCCCTCAAACCCGACTGACACCATGACCATATTCTTACCCTTGAAGGTGAACAGGGGGACGCCGTCAATCTTGTGTCCCCAATCTAAGACTGCACCATTTAGCACCTTGACCAGGACATAGCACCTTGGGCCAGATGCCTGGCCATCGGGCTGGCAGGCCAAAAGGGCATAGCTCTTGTTTGCAACTCTAAGGGGAGAGTCTAAAAAGCCCCCGCTGAATGCGTAGCCGTTGCCAGATGCAGGGTAAAAGGTAGAGATAGCCTTGGCCCATGATCGGCTCCCAGGAGGGCCGGTCACAGTGAACGGGGCCGTTACGGGGTCTTCTGATTTGGACGCGGCCTGGGGCGGCTCAGGGACTCCTGGCGGCACTTCAGCAGGCATAAGCCCCCGGCTATGCATCTTGGCCACGATCCGTTCAAACAGTTCCCTGGTCATTTCATCGTCAGCCTTGGCCACCTCTGCCAGCTTCCTGATCCTGACCAGTCCACCAGCCGTATCCCAGACGTTGACAAGAGTCTGATCGTCCAGCCCGCCCAACTCATTCAGGTCAAAAGAGGCCTTAATGGGGGCGGGGGCCCCCACGTTGATCAAAGGGCGCGGGGCCATCAGGCGGCTTCCCTGGCCAGGAAGATTTGATCGCCCCGGCGTCTGATCCCGCCCATGCGCTCCCAGGACAGCACAATGAACCTGACCATGTTGGCCTGGTCCTGATCGTATTCAGCGCCCCAGACCCGGCGAATCAGTTCCCCCATGGTCAGGCCGGGGGTGGCGTTCAGGGCGTCATCAATAATTTCAGAGGCGGCGGCGCGGGTCATCCAGGGGGTTGCCATGACTTGATCTCCTGTGAAAGTTGCGTTGCTCATGGTTCGTATTATTACAGTGAGCACTAACTATAGTCAAGGATTAAATGAACACAAAGCAAAGTTTTAAATGGACCGGGCCAAGGCGGTCAGCCCTGGCCCGGTGTTCCTGCAATATTTGCCGTTCAACTTCGTAGCCGGGCCAGCCGGTTAACCGTGCCGGGCGGCCCTTTTGTAGGGCTCCACCGAATCGACATACAGGGCTACAGGTTGACAATCAGGGACCACAACTTGACAATCGCGGTAGGGCAATTCCTGGGCGTCAAGGGCCATTATCCCCTGGGCCAGTTCGTCAGGGGTCACGCCTTGGTGAATCATCCACCCTTCAAAAAAGGCACCGAAGGTCATGGGGTCGCGGTCCATGATTACCTGATTGACCAGATAGTCGCACCAATCAGACGCGGCGGCCTCAATCAGGGAATCGGTTATCTGCGGCTTGAATTCCACTTCTGACTCCAGTTAGCAGTTACTGTAATTATACCGGAATCAGGAAGCTACTGATGGGCCTGCCAGACGCCCAGCGCTTCCCCGCAAGCCTCTACCGACCCGATGACGGGCGGCCTTTCCTGGGGAAGGTCTGTTCTGTGGGCCTTTTTGAAGCGCCGACCCCCTACCCCTTCGGTGAAGGAAATGGCCAGGGCGGCCCCGGCCTGATCCCCTTTCTTGTAGATATAGACCAACGGTTCAATATCGTTATAGAAACTGGTCTGGAATCCACGACTGCGGGCGTCAATAACCAGCTTGTCCAACTTAGTCATGGGGGCCACCCGTCACGACCACGGGAGCGATATCGGCGTCGGCGCTGTTGAAGGGGGCTCCTATGGCGGGGGTGTTGACGCAAGAGCGGATGAAGGCCATGACCGACTTACGGGCCAGTCTGCCGATTGCCTTCGGGTGGGCTTCGGCCAGGTCGGGGTAATTCCTGATCAGGTCCTGGGCCAGACTGTTGACCATGCTCTGGGCCTTGGCCATCAGCGCCGGGGTCCCGCCGGTCTTGCAAAGCGTCCTGAAGTAGGCTCCCATTTCAGCGGCCTGGGCATTCGTGACTTCCATGGTTTCGCTCCCCTTGTTTGCAGTTAGTGCTTGATTCATGTTCGTCAGAATACCCTAGGGCCCTTCCCTCGTCAAGGATTAAATGAACACTAAGCGAAGTTTTATTCAGGCAGGGCCAAAGTGTCGATCGCCTTGATAAATCCATGGCGAAGGTCGGGGACCAGGTGCTGGTAAAGTTCGGTGGTCCTGGTGGTGGAGTGGCCCAGGTAGCCCGCCAAGACGGCCATGGGGCATCCGGCCATGGCTAAATGACTGGCAAAGGTATGGCGCAACGTATGCCAAGCCAAGCCCTTATGGTAAAGCCCACAACTGGTCAGAAGCCGCTGCATCCAGCGGCTGACCCAGCGGTGGTGGTGGGGCTCCAGGCCAAAGACCCAGGGCCCGTTCAAGCCGAATTTCAGCCCAATTTCCTTCCACTCCCGAAGCTCCTGGTCCAGCCTAGGGTTGATGGGAATCTGACGGGAACGTCCCGTTTTAGTGTGATAGTCGAATTGGGCCTTGGCCTGGACCCGGATGAATTGCCCGGCCAGGTCAACGTCAGCCCACTCCAGGAAGATCAACTCCCGACGGCGTAGGCCAGTCAGCATCCCAGTCAGGATCATGTAATAGACCCAAGTGGGGGCTTCGGCAGACGCTGTAGTCAGAAGACTGTGGCATTGGGCCTGGGTCAGGAAGTTCGGCGGCTCATCGGTGGGGACCTTGATCTTGGCGATATCCAGGCCGGGGTTATCCTGGTGATACTCCCAAAGCTGGGCCTTGGCCAGCGAATGTCTGATTGTGTCCAGTTCCCGATTTATGGTTCGCGCCGCCCGGCCCAGGCGACTTCTGGCCACCTTGTAGCGCTCCAGGTGTTGGGCCCTGATCTGGCTGACGATCAGGACGTCTTCCTGGGCCAGGAACGGGAGCCACAAGGTTTTCAAGGTGGTAGCGTCACGAACAAACGTGTTCTTGCGCTTGTTCGTCTGGCTAAATGCCAGGTATTCTTCCACAAATTCCTTGGGAGTTATCGGCTTGATTGCGCGGGCCGTGGCCGGGGCTCCGGTCAGGGCCAGGAAAAGTTCAGCCGCCCGGCGCTCCGCCACCTCTGGGTCAGTGGTCCTTAAAGACTTCTGGACCCGCTTCCCGTCATAGGCGAAGCTTCCATGGTAGTGCCCGGACCTCTGATAAATTTGGTATGGCATCCCTCACGATTACAGGGACCCCTGCGCCGTGTCAAACGAATTTTTTAGGGTCGCTCTATATCGGCCCGCAACTGCGGGTTTTCCAGGAGCGTGGCAAAGGGGAACGCGGCCACATAGTCCTGGGCCAGGACCGTAGTCAGGAAGGGCCGCCAGTCGATCGTCTTGGCCGGGTCCAGTCCTAGCCAGGCCATGGTCAGCATGACCACATAGGCCTGCCTTCCCTGTGGACTAACTATCAACATGGGCCCCCGGCCAACCGCGTCGGCTTCCATCCGGGCCTTGACCCACCACCTGAAAAGGGGGCTTTTTTCTGACCCATACATGAGTTGATCAAGGGTCCTGCATTGCCGCCCACATTTAAGCTCGATCAGGAACCGGTCAATCAGCCCATACCCGTCGGGATGGGTGGCCATAACGTCCCCGGCCATGGCCGGGGAATCCTTACTGACCGTCTGGACTGACCCGCTGCCACCCGATCGCCAGAAGACGACCGGCTTTTTCTGGCCGGTCCACCACTCGCTGAGTTGGCGGCAGACCAGGCGTTCATTTGCGCCGCCCTTCCCCCGGCCCCTGACCTTCGCTTTGGGCTTGGCTGTCATGATCCCATAAGCTCCCGATAGTCGAATTTATCGCCCAAGGCCTGGATGATCGTGGTTTCTTCAGGCCCAAAGCCAAGCAACTTGTTGTTATACATCAGGATATACTTGGGGACAGCCTTCCCCCGGCTGGTGACAAACTCTTCGCCCAGGGCAGTCAGCCGCCAAAAGCCACCGCTGCCACGGCTAAGGTCCTGTTCTATCAGCCCCCACCGGGAAAGGTAGCTGTAATCCCTGGCATAGGTCCTGATCTCCCGGTTGATATGCACCCACCGGCCCCCGCTGCCCAGGCGATACATGGCGATCAGGACCCGCACCATGCCGCTGTTCAACTTGCGCCGGTACAGCTTGCAGGTCTGACCGCAACAAGGACACGTTGAAACTTCCCCGGCGATCAGGGCGGCCTTCACCTGGGCCTTAGCGTCCTGGACGTTCATTCAAGTTCATCCTAGCCGACCCAAATCCAGGCCTGGACCCAGGCCCCGCCCAGTTTGGGTTTAAGGACCACCTTGGGCTCTTCATCAAAGCTGACCTCATGGTGGTCACCGCTGCCCACGGCATAGTCAGCAAATAGCTTTTCCTGAGCATCCATTAGGCGGCCATCCTGGTCACGCCGTCACGCTTGACCATGGTGATTTGTTGGGGGAAGTGGGCGGCCAGGGCCTGGTTATGGGTGATCACGATAATCGTCCCGCCTGGGGGTAGTTCCGTTTCCAAAAGCTCCAGGACCAGTTCCTGGCCCGTGGCGTCCAGGGCGTCAAAGACTTCATCCACGATCAAGAGCCCGGTCTGTTTGGCCTGGGCCGCGACCAGGGCCCTGAAGGCCAGGGAGCAAGCCAGGTCCACCCGGCGCTTTTCGCCGCTGCTTAGACCGCCATAGGCGTCAGAGCCACTTTCGTTGATAGCCGTCACCTGGAATTTCTCCCGCACTTCCCCCGTCTTCAGCTTTTTGGTGGTCTGAAAGTCGATCATAATCGCCCCGTTGGTCAGGCTGTTGCTGTAGTGCGCGGCGGCGGCATTCAGTTCCGGGGTGACCGAATCCAGCTTGTGACTGGGGATGCCAGACGGCCCATAGGCTTCAATCAGGTACTGATAGGCCATGGCGCTGACCTCGACCTTGGCGTGGTCCACCCTGGCCGCTTCGGCGGCCTGGTCTGACTTCACGGCCTGGGCCTTAAACTTGTCCTGTTCAACTATCCAGGGGTTTTGTTCCAGGCCTATTTCCTTGGCCCAGTTCACTTCGGCCCCATACTGGGCTTCCAGCCGGGCCACGTTGTCACTGTGGGCGGCGGCGTATTTAGCCTCTAGTTCCAGTTGGCCAAGTTCCTGCCGTAGCTCCTGGGCCAGGGCGCGGGCCTCACGGGCGTCTTCTACCTGGTCTTCCAACTGAGCAACGCGGGCCCTGGCCGCCGCCAGTAGCTGGCCCTGGGTAGCGATTGCCGTCCCCAGTTCCCCCGCCCTGGACTGTTGCCCGGCGGTCACCCGGCCCACTTCCTGGGGGCCGATCTTGCGCCCACAAGTCGGGCAATCGCTACCCAGTAGCTTGCCCGCCCTTTCGATCTCAGCCCGGACCCCGGCCAGGGTCTTCTGGTCAATGTTGTGCCGGGTTTCCAGGGCGACCACCTTTTGCCGTAGTTCCTGGGCCGCCTGGGCCCCGGCCTTTTGCCGGGCCTCTTCCTGGCCCTGCTTGGCTATGTCGGCCCTGATCTTCGCCACCCGCGCTAAGTCGGGGGCCTTTGGGCTCCTGGCCCGCTCTGCCGCCGCTTGGTCCAAGGTGATCTGGGCCCGCTCTTCGGCCCGTTTCACCCGCTCAGACCGCGTGATCTCCCATTCCTGCTCACGTTGCACCGCACTGGCCTGGTTACCCCTGGCAACGCTCCCGGCCTGCTCATGGGCTTGTATGGACCCCTCAAGGCGGGCTAGGTCAACTAACAGACCCCGGTGATGTTCCTTGGCGGCCAGGAAGCGGGATTCGTCTTCATCCAGGGCCAGCGCCGCCGTGAAGATCGCCTTGACCTGGCGGTCTGTCAGGGACGGCCAGGCGACCAGGGACCCCTGGCCAAAATATCCACTGGCACAATACAAGTCCCAGCCCTGGCCCATAAGGGCGTCGATTGCCTCTTGGGTGGCCTGGGCTGAAGACGCCGAAGCGTCCTGGTTCAACGTGGTCAGGGTAAGGATTGCCTTCCCCTTGGCCCGCTTGCGCTCCACAATGTATTTGTCCCCGGCTGGTCCAGTCAGGTAGACCCGCACTTCACAAGCCCCGTCCCCGTATCGGTTAATCACCTTGTCGGGGGCCAGCTTCCTGACCGTCTGGCCGTACAGGCACCATCCGATTGATTCAAACAGGGCGCTTTTGCCCGCCCCGTTGGAGTCAGACCCGCCCTTGTCTTCGTTGACCCCACGCACCGATATGATCCCGCGCCCGGCCAGGTCAAAACTGAAGTCCCCCAGGCTCAGAAAATTTTTGCCTTCCACCCGTTCGATCTGCATCACGCCACCTTTATTTTTGCGCCTTGACGGCGAAGTTGGGCTATTTCGACCATGGTCATTTCTTCCGGCTGCTTGGGGACCGGGGCCACCTTCGGGCGCATGGGCCGGGGGTCGTACCCTGCCGGGGCCTTCGGGGCCTTATGGGCCTTCGGGGCCAGCGCTGGCAACGGGCAATCGGGGATCGTGTTAGGGGTTGTAAGCCCGATCAGCCTGAAGTTTTTGTCGATATGGGACTGGGTCAGGGGCATGGTTGGCTTCAGCTTAGGTTGGGTGGCCAGCCAATACATGGGCTCCCCACCCTTTCGTTGCCCTATTTTGACCACGACAAAGGTTCCACCACTGAATTCCTTGGTCACTACTTTCCCGTCGCCCACCACAACAGGCAAACGGGCGGCCTGGTTCAGGCCTAGCATGTTCCCCACCGGCCATTTGACTTCATGCAGGCCAGCATCCCGAATATGGTCCCTGTTATCGGGGGCCCTGAACCAAGCTTCATCCACGTCACTTATTCGCCCGTGGCGGTTCATGACTTGTATGACGCCCACCTAAGCCCCCAGGGTAGTAGCGGCCTGCATGATCGCCTCTGTGGTTAAAGGGGACTTGGGCGGGAACGCCCCGATATAGGTGGCCAGGCTGACTTCAGCCGTGCTTGCCAGGTTCAGGCCCAGGCGGGTATCGTCCTTTTTGGGGTCGGGCTTTACCAGGGAGTTGACCGCCATGGGGGCGGTTTCCTCAGTGGCGGCCAGAGTCCTGGCCAGGCCCGCCTTGGTCTTCCCGATCACCCGGACATAGGCCCCGGCCAGGTGCGGCCCGATATCGGCCAGGCCCCTGACAGTGAACCACTTCGGGGTGGTGGTGATAGGGACCCGTTTCCAGGTCAATTCCCCACCCTCAATCGTCAGGTGAATGAAGCCCCGGTCAGGCTCCAGATCGCCAAAGGTATGCATCATGGGGGCCCCCACCATTACCACCCGATCGGTCACGTCTGCCGGTTCGTGATAGTGGCCGAAGACGGCCAGGGCGGCGTCTGAAGGGACGGCCCCGGCGCTTATGCACTCTTCGGCGATCTTCAGGCGCTTGGCCTCTTCGGCCAGACCGCAATGCCCCAGGAATATCTTGAAGTCGGCATTGACCCAGGCCGGGTCAGCTTCAATGTCAGCGATCCCTTGGCGCAAAAGGTCGGGCTTGCGTCGGTAGGGCAAGCACCCGAAGGCTATGGACCCAATATCAGGGACGCCGATCGAAACGACCTGGGGGACTTCCACCACGATCCGGCCTTCCACCGGGGAATTGGCCGCCCCCAGGACGCCAGACAGACAGGATTCAGTCCCCTTGTCGCTCTGGCTCACCTGGTCGTGGTTGCCTGCCAGGAATAGGTCCACCTGGCCGTCATACGCCATGGACCGGCTGACGCTGTTCAGGACCAGGGTATCCACCCGGCCCCGCTCATGAATCAGATCGCCCACAAAACAACGCCAGGCGTCGTTTTCCCTACTGTAGGACACGAACTGATCAAGGGCCGATATGCAATGGCCAAGGCGGTCAGTGCGCCCGTCTGGGCCCACGACGGCCATCCGGCGATAGTTGTGGGCGTGAAGGTCACCCATGATTACAGCGTCAAACCGGGCCATGTCATTTTCTCCAGTTAGCAGTTACTGTAATTATACCGGATTGGAAGAATCATCTACTGGGGACATGGCGTCAGCGGGCGGGGCGGCCTTGTCCTCAATCAGGAGTTTGGCCATTAGCTCCTGGGCCTCTTGGCGCAAGGCTCTGGTCAGGGCCGGGTCACTGGCCGCCTTGTCGATCACGGCGTTCTTGCCCTCTTGTTTCCCGGCCAATTCGATGAAGCCTTTACGGGTGGAGTTTTCGGCCAAAAGCTCCACCATCCCGGCGATCTCTGGAATGCCCGTATCGTAATAGATCGGGAATTTGACGTCCTTGACCCTGGTCCCGGTGATCTTGTTCTTGGTCACCCGCGCCCGTATCTCATGGCCCACCGGTTTCTTGTTCACTTCCAGGTCCTTGGTGCGCCACATCTTGACCACGTTGACCGCATAGTGGCCTTGCTGGGTGTCTGCCACCATGGTCGTGTCATCCCCCCAGGACTGGCCGATCTTCTGGGTCAGGTGGTTGATGAAGATCACGGCCACCTTCAGGTCTGACATTTGCTGATTGAATCCAGGCATACACTGACCCATGACCCTGGCCGTGTTGCCCACCAGGGCCTGGCCCGCGATCCCTTGAAGCGCCCTGGCCGTGGGGGTGGTGCTGACCGTGTCCAGGATCACCAGGATCAGCCGGTTGGGATCGGCGTCATGGATCATGTTCAGGAGCAAGGTCATAATGTCAAAGAAGCCCATGACCAGGTTTTCCTTGGTCTTCGCCACCTTGGCACCTTCGCCCTTGTAGTAGCTGTCAAGGACGGGGACGGCCAGTTCCATCCAGCTATCGGCGGTAATGTCGATCCCCAACTGGGCCGCTCTGGTGGCCACTGGGGCCCGCTCTGAGTTGCAGTACACGACCAGGCCACCCTGGGCCTGGACTTGTTTGGCGGCCACCAGGGCCAGCATGGTTTTCCCGGCGCTGTATTTCCCGGCCAGGACGGTCAGCTTCGGGATCGCAAACCCGCCGCCCATTGCCCGGTCCAACGGGGCCCAGCCGGTGGACAGGAAGCCTGTGGGCTCCCCGTTGACGATGAAATAGGACTCCCCTACCTGCTTACGAAAACCAGCGACTATTTTCCCGATATCAGCCAAGTTGCTCTCCAATTAGCCCGGCGAAGGGCCGTAGGAATTGGGTATGGTCCCCCAGTAGGGACCGGAATTGATAACGCCCGAACATATCGATCAGGGCCCGCAAGTCATAGGCGGGGCCCCAGGTTTCTGCCGGGGTCCCGTCATACGGGGCTGGTAACCGCATAAGGTCCATGTAGGTCCTGACGTCTTCCTGATGGGCGTACAGATCGGATAGCTTTTTGCCCTTCGGCTTGCGGTCTTCATAGTGGGTCAGGAAATTGGCAAAGGTCCCATGTTCGGCCAGGACCTTTTTGGCTGTTCCCTCCCCTATCCCAAACACGCCTGGAATCCCGTCACTGGGGTCCCCCACCATTGCCCTGAATTCAGGGTATTGGGCCCTGGTCACGCCAGTCGTTTCATGGAAGTTGCCGACCATGGTGGAGGATTTTTTGATTGGGTTGTAAACCCAACAGCGATCAGAAACCAGTTGCAGCATGTCCTTGTCAGTAGACACGATCACCGCCGCCTGGTCAGGCCCTTTCGCCTGGACCCTGGCTTCCAACATGGCCACCACGTCGTCCCCTTCGTAGCCGGGGATTCTGACGTTGCCGATCCCCAAAGCGCCGGTGATCTCCTGGACCAGGGGCAACTGCTTAATCAGGTTGCCGTATTTGATCTGTTGTTCCAGGTTGCGTTCTGCCGCCCTATGGGCTTTGTAGGCTGGGAATTTGGCCACCCGATAACGACTTTTGCCACCGTCCCACGCTGCCACGACGCTGACCGGGTTGACGTCTTCGATAATGGCCCGAAGGGATCGAAGGAAACCGATTATCCCCCCAGTGGGCGTACCGTCGGGGGCCTTCAGGTCCGTGGCGGCGTTGGCGATCGCCACCATGTTGTTCCCGTCCAGAATTAGTGTCTTGTCCATGGGGGCCTTTCATGATACCCGGCGGGGCCTTCCCCGCCGGGCCAGGGATTAGAGGCCCAGGGCCTTTTTCAGGTTGGCGTCCAACTCTTCGGGGCTCATGTTGGCCGGGACCACCGGTTGGGCCGCCGTGGCCGCTACCTGGGCCGTGGTCGCTACCTGGGCCGTGGCCGCCGGGGTGTCCACCGCCGCCGCCGCCTTGCTGGCCGCCCGGCGGGCTTGCAGGCAAGCAACCTCACAGTCGTCTATCGAATTGCACAACAGGCAGGCCTTGGCCCCACCGTCATAACCCTTCCCATAGCATTCGGGAAGGGTCGGGGTCACCGGCTGGGCCACTTCGGTATAGGGCACGTCCACGACGTCGTCGGCGGGCGGGGCGGGCAAGGCCGCCTGGGTCTGGCCCGGCTGGCCCGGCTGGGTTTCTGCCGGGGTTGCCGCCTGGGCCGCGCTGGACTGCTCAGGCAGGGCGATGGGGACCACCGTTTGAAGGGCGGGGACTGCGCCCCGGATCGCCTGCCGCCACTGGGTAACCCCACCTTCGCTTTCGGCCACCAGCTTGGCCTGAAGGCTGGGCTGGTCGTTCAACAGGTCCGGGTCCAGCGGGGTCGGGTGTTGCTCCGGTATCACCTCATAGGTCCACCGGTTGTTCTTGCCCTTGACCTTTTTGATCACCACCCCGTGACCGGCGTTGATATCGGTGAAGTCGTACCCTTCCACGATGAAGGAAATGATCTTGTCGGTGACCATGTACGGGAATTCAAAGACCTGAAGCCCGCTTTCGGGGTCGTCCAGGTCCAGGGCCAGGATATAGGCCTTGTTGGCCGCCCGAAGAGCATTCCCGAAGTCCTTGTTCAGGCTGTAGGCCGCCCGAACGTCATTGGCGCATATCGCACAGGGCTGATCGATATGCGGGGTTTCCTTGTTGCACATGGCCACGATCCAGTTGTCCTTGGAAATCTCGAAAAAATGCTGGGCCAAGGGCTCGTAAAAGGTCCCCGGATCATCGGGGTTTTCCACGATACGGAGCCGGGTTTTGCCCGCGTCCAGGCGCTTGGCACCACCGCGTTGCTTCCGCTGCTCATATTCCCGGCGAAGTCTGTTAATGTCTAATCCCATGATATTGCTCCCTTTAAGAAACTCTGCGGTTAATCGCTGCCCTTGTGTCAGCGCCCATATTGATCAGCATGTCAGTTTTGTTGCCCACGGCTTTCAGCGCCGCATCCATGCGTCCCTTGTTACGTTCGGCCTCTACCAGGGCCGCCTGGGCCGTGATCACCATTTCATTGGTGGCGACCATGGCGTCAATGTCGTTCACGGTTGCCTTTCGTCCCTGAGCCACCATCCTGTTTTTGATCTCCAGGGCCACCCTGGCCTTGGTTTGTTCCAGGGCGTCCTTGGCGGCCAAAACATCACCCCTTGCTTCGCCCAGGTGCCACGCCCAGTAATAGGTCGCGCCCGGCATTTCCATTTGCTCCCCGGTCATGTCATCCCTGTTGATTGTGTAGTCCTGGCGAATGTCGCGGGCCATGTTGAAGTCTCCAGTTAGCAGTTACTGTAATTATACCGGAATCAGAAAACTACCCGCGCACCATGGACCGGATTGTGTTCGTGGCGGCTGAAATAAGTTCCCTGCCCTCTGCCGGGTTACGCATTGCGTAGCCTGGGGCCACGCAAAGGACCACCTGGGCCTGGAAATACTTGCTATAGATCACCTGGCCACAAGAGGCCAGAATGCCGCGCTTATGGCCAAAGAACGCCGCCGCGCCGCGCCCCATGGCCAGGATCAATTTGGGATGAAGCGCTTCCAACTCCCCCGTAATCCACTGGTGACATATGGACGGCGGGTCTTCGGGAAGGGAATTGTTAGCCGGGCGGCACTTGTAAAGGGACGTGAAATAGCAGTCTTCTATGGTCAGCCCGGCTTGCTTCAGGTGCCTGATCAGGAGCGCCTTGTACCCGTCGTTACCGACCAGGATCGCCTTGGCCTGTTCTTCATCCCGGCCAGGGAAGTCGGTCACCACCACCACCTTGGCCGTGGCCCCGGCGTAGGCCGGGACCGGCTTGGGGTTGCCGCTGTGTTGCCCCAGGGCGCAAGCCCCGCACCCGTCCAGGCCCTTGGTCGCCTTTGCCAGGGCGGGGCCGTCCTGGGGCATCTGGCAAAGCCTCACGCGGGGTTTGTAGTAGGGGCCCAAGGCCAGCCGCCGGGCGTCTTCCAAAAGGTCCTCTTGGTACAGGGGGCCGATCTCTTCCGGTAGATCGGTAAGGTTGGTCACCTTCCCTGCCAGGACGTCGTCCAGATTGGTCAAGAGCCGGGCCGTCACCGCGTCAGTGTTCGCCCCGGCCCCGGCCTTCAGAATGGCAGAGATCACCCCCTTGTTACACTTGCGCCGCTCCACCTTGGCCGCGAAACTGAACAGGTCGTGGCTGGGCCCGGCTTCACTGATCGCAGTCAGGGCCGCCGTCCCTACGCCCTTGATCACGCTAAGTCCCACCCGAAGGGCCCCGCCATCAATCGTCATCCCAGCTTCGCTTCGATACAGGTCAGGGGGTAGCAGGGGGACCCCAAGCCGGTCACATTCCTTCAAATACATGGGAAGCTTGTCAGCGTCTTCGGTGTTGGACAGCATGGCCGCCATGAATTCCAGCGGGTAGTGGATTTTCAGATACATGGAAGCGTAACTGATCAGGGCGTATTCGACTGAGTGGGCCCGGTTGAAGGCGTAGCTGGCGAAGGCTTCAATCTCACTGAACAGGTTGCCCGCCAACTCTTCCGATATCCCGCTGGTAGTCTGGGCCCCGGCAATGAAGTCCACCCTAAGCTTGGCCAAGACTTCGGGCTTTTTCTTGCCCATGCCCTTGCGAAGCGTGTCGGCCTGGGCCCCGCTGAATCCACAAAGGGCCATGGCCACCTGCATGACTTGCTCCTGGTAGACCATAACGCCGAAAGTCGGGCTTAGGGCGGGCTCCAGACTGGGGTGAAGATAGCTGACCGGCTGGCCCTGGGCCCGGCTGACGTAAAGGTCCATCAGCCCGCTATCCTTGGGACCGGGCCTGAACAGGGCGCTGGTGTCAGACAGGACCATGAAGTCCTTGATCGGGGCCAATTCCTTCAGTAACCGCTGCATCCCGGCGCTTTCAAACTGAAAAATTGCAGCCGTGTTGCCCTGGCTGAATTCGTCTAGGGTTTCAGGATCGTCCAAGGGGACGGCCCACGGGTCCAGGTCCACCTTGTGCCGCCGCTTAATCGCCTTTACCGTCTGCCCTATCACAGTGCAGGTCCTGAGCCCCAGGACGTCCATTTTGAGCAGGCCAAAGTATTCGGCGTCAGCCATGGACCAGTTCACGGTGGGCGTATCGTCCTTTTGCTCCAGGACGGCCAGGGTTTCCAAGGGGACGCTGGAAATCACGATCCCGGCGGCGTGTTTGCCCTGGCCCCTGATCTGGCCTTCCAACTGCTTGGCCTGAGAGATCACCAGCGGGTATTTCTGGCTCCAGTCAGCTAAGACCGGGTTGGCGGCAATGGACCCGTCCAGGCCCAGTTCATTGATCACCATGTTGCTGGCGGTCTGGGCTTCCTTCGGGCCGATCCCGTGAGCCCTGGCCGTGTCCTTCAGAGCCATTTTGCTTTGCAGGGTCAGGAAGGTGGCAATGTTGGCCACCTTGTCTTCCCCATATTTTTCCCGCAAATGCCCCGCGATCTCCCCACGGCGTAGGAAGTCGAAGTCGATATCAATGTCAGGCGGGCTGATACGTTCGGGGTTTAGGAAGCGCTCAAAAAATAGGCCATACTTCAGCGGGTCCACCCGGTGAATCCCCATAAGGTAAGCCACCAGGGACCCGCCCACCGATCCACGACCTGGGCCGTAGATGATCCCATTCTGATCACACCAGTCAAGTACTTCCCTGACCAGCAGAAAATAGTCGATAAACCCAAGCTGTTTGATGATCCCGACTTCATGGATCAGCCGGGCATGGTAAGCGTCGGGCATTCCTTCCGGGAACAGCCGGGCGATCCCAGCGATCAGGACGGCCCGCAAGGTTGCCTCTGGATCGTCCACCGTGGGCATGACCAGGGCGTGGGGAGTCAGGTCCAGGGCGCACTTGTCGGCGATCTCCCCGGTGGCCAGAAGCGCCTGCCTGATCGCCGTGGCTTCAAGCAATGGGTGATAGGCCCTGAATTCCTGGGCCATCTGGGTCAGGTCCTTGAAATACAGCCCTGGGAATTTGGACATATCTGCTACCAGCCGCTTGAATTTGGTGGCCATCAGCACCTGGCGGGCGTCTTCCTGGTCCTGGGTAATGTAGTGGCAGTCATTGCTGGCCGTCAGGTTGTAACCGTAGCTCCCGGCCAACCTGACAGCTTCCAGGTTGACGGCGCTCTGGCGGGGGTCATTGTGGGGCTGTAGCTCCAGGTAGAAATCATCCCCGAACCGCTTGGCCAGGGCGTGGATGATCTCCCGGTCATACTGCATAGCCATTTGAATCATGCCGCCAAAACAAGCCGTGGTCAGGACCACGTTGTCTAGGCCAAGGACCTGGTCCAGCCCAAGGCGGGGCTTCCTGAAAAACTGGGTATTGGCCAGGGTTAGGGTCTTCAATAGGCTTGACCACCCGGCTTGATTCTTTGCATAGGCGCAAACGTGGAATCTGTCGCTGGCCTTTTCCCCTTTGGTGGTCAGGGGAGAAACCACGACATAGAATTCGCACCCTATGACCGGCTTGATCCCCTGGGCCTGGCAGGCCTTGTAGAAGTCCAGGGCCCCGCTGACCGTACCGTGGTCACTGAGTCCTAGCGCCTGGTGGCCCTGGCTCTTGGCATGGGCCGCCCATTGGTCAGGCTGGCCCATGCCGTCCAGGGCGCTATAAGTCGTATGGTTATGAAGCTGTGCAAAATGCAAGCCAACCTCCAGGTGGTTGATTGTGGCGGTCCTAGACCCGGCGATAAGTGCCGCGCCCGATCCGTTCCAGGTCCCCGGTTCGATACCAGGCGGTGATTATGTTTGCGGCTTGTTCGCCAGTCAGGTCAGCGTCAGCGCCCCCGAAGGCCTTGGCCATGGCCACGCTACACTCTGCCCCCACGGTCCCCAGGCAGGTGCCCCAGAAGCGCTTGTGGCCCGGCTGAGTATCATCGTAGGGGTTGCCGGTGGCGGCCAGGCGCTTTTGCCAGGGGCTGGCCCCGCTGACGGCCTTGGCCTCTACCGGGTCTGTCCCATGGGCAATGGGGGCGTCAGGCTTGGGCTCAGGCTTGGGCTCAGGCTTGGGCTCAGGCTTGGGCTCAGGCTTGGGCTCAGGCTTGGGCTTGGGGACCAGGACCGGCACCGGGGCCGGGGTCACCGCATTGATAGGAAGGCCCTTGGCCAGGGCGTACTGGGCGATTGCCTCATTGGCGTTAGGCCCACGGCCCACCCCAGTGTTGCCCGGTCCAATCACTACCACCTCTTGATCGCCAAGCCAAACGGTCACGATCTCATTGGATAAAGTCGCCTGGAATGCTATCCGGCCACCGTTAGATACCCCCAAGGCCACGACCTCACTGAATCCGACCAGATTCAGCATAACCATGTACGCCTGCTCTTTTACGTCCAGGGTTTCTTCGGCTTGGACTATTGCTTGGGCATTCATTGACCCGGCTCCCTTAAATGTAGTGCTTACTGTAAGCGTTCCTTAAAAAAAACTGAAGCTCTTTTCTCCGCTTCACAAAATCAGAATACACCATCCCTAGCCTATTGCAAGCTATTTTCCCGTCATAGCCTAGGAAATATTGAACAGCAAGCAAAGTTAGAACGGGTGGGGCCGTTTGGGCGATATAGGTCATGATTGCCTTCAGGTCCCCGCTGTCAGTTTCCGCTTCCAGGTCAAGGCAGTCGTCTATGTCTGCCATATGGGGGATAGGCCGATCCTCTGGGGCCAGGAATCCCCCGGCGTCGTCCCTAACCAAGACGCGGGGGCACCGCTTGCCGGTCCAGGCCTGGTCCTTGATTTTACCCAGCCACGATCTGACGCAGGTGGTGACCCAAGTACCTTCTGAGGCCCGGCCCGGCTTGTCGGGGTCGTAACTGGCCATCCCCTTATGGGCAGCCATATGGCCTTCCTGCATCAGGTCGGCCAACTCCATGCCGTGGCCAGAGGGAAGGCTATAGAGGCACCGAAGGGCTTCCTTATACACCGTCCCCCCGTGGTCCCTGGGGTCATATTCGGCCATGTTATTTTCTCCCCTTGACCAAGGCGGCGGTCAGCTTGGTCCCCACCACTTCGGCCAACTGGTCCAGGTCATGGACGGCGGCCCGGTTGGGGTAATATGTTTTTACGGTATTGGACTGGATTCCCACCGCGATTAACTCAATACTGGTCTTTTCCTGAAGGGCTTTCACCACGGTATGAAGGTGGGTTTTGCAATTTCTCCCACTGTAATTAGGATTGCCGTCACTTAGGATGAAGATGATTTTACGGGCTTCGGGGCGCTTAAGCAGGCGGCGGGCGGCGTAGTGAATTGCGTCCCCATCGTTTGTATTGCCCATCGCCTGAGCCCCACCAATACGTTCTTTTACCTTCAGATTGAGGCCTTCGTTGAAGGCCTTGAATAGGGGAAGATCGATAGAGCCCCACCGGGTAAACCCTGAATATTCGGTGAAGCCTGCCGTCACCAATTCAACAGCATGGGTTTTACGGTCAGCAGTATGCCCAAGTATTTCATGGGCAATCCCTAGGGCGCTCAGGGTTTCGGTGAACATAGCCAGGACCCCGATCGCCGTGGGCATTCTGCGCTTCATTGAAGCCGACATATCCAGCAAGAGGGTAATCGCCACGTCAGTGGTCTGCCCCACCGATTTTTGAGAGAAGACGTTCTGGTCCCCGACCCTGGTCCGGTGTAGTGCGCCACTATCCAGCCGCCCACGCCTGAAGCCGCCCACATATTTGGCCCGGCCTTCGGCCTTCAGGACCCGGTAAAGCCTGGTCCTGATCACATTCGCCTGATCAGAAATTCTTGCCAGGCGGTTGTTGTAGAAGTCTAGGTCCCTGCACGTCAGGCCCTTATTACGCAGCTTTGCATAATCTTCCCATGGCATACCCACCTTATCGTCTTCGGTGGTCCAGGGCTTGTGCCCCATGCTTTCGTTGCCAACGTTCAGGGCGGCTTCAATCAGGTCCTTGCCGCTTAGATCATCGGCCTGGGCAGGGGCATTATCTTCCAGGTCCTTGCCCCAATCGGTGTTTTTGTCTTCGCCAGACCCACCTTCATCGCCACCCTGACCCTGATCGCCCTGATCACCCTGATCGCCCTGATCATCCTGACCCTGACCCTGATCGCCCTGATCACCCTGATCGCCCTGATCATCCTGACCCTGATCATCCTGACCCTGATCATCCTGACCCTGATCATCCTGACCCTGATCATCCTGACCCTGATCATCCTGATCGCCCTGATCGCCCTGATCGCCCTGATCATCCTGACCCTGATCGCCCTGATCCTGGGGGTCATCCTGATCCTGGCCCTGTGGCTTATCAAATTCGGGCTCGAACGTCTTGACCTTTGCCAGGACCCGACTCGCCAGGGCCAGGGAATCAAGGCCGGGCTCTACAGCCCTGGCCTCTGCTATCTCAGGGGCCAGGAGTTCAGCTACCTGGGCCCACTCAGGGGTCAGGGTCTGCCACACCTGGTGATCAGGACGTTCGGCCATAAACTTGACCAGGACTGCCACGTTTTTAGCCTTAGAAACCTTTTCACTTGGGGTTGCCCCGTCCCTGGCTATAATTTCGTCGGTCAGGTCAGAGATATTCGCCCCACAACCCCGCCACAAGTCGGCCATGCGCCGGTTGACCGCGACGTCTTCAATCCCGTTGAAAATCTGAGCCAGGGCCCGGTCCTCTATCTTTGCGATATCCACGTCTTGGCTGAAGAGGAAGTGGCCCACCTCATGGTCAAGGTAGCCCCTCACCAGTTTGACGATTGCCCAGGGGGCGTTATCTGGTACGGCAGGAAGGTTGACCCGGCCCTTGGTCAATTCGGCGAAGGCGGTCCCGCCACCGAAGGTCACCCTTAGACCGTATTGTTGGGCCAGAAGCTGGCCCAGGTCTTCAAGGACTTGGCGGGGATTCAGTTGGGCTTGGTTCATTTCAGGCCATCCAGTTAGTGGTTACTGTATGGTTGATAATGACACGCCGCCCATTACTTGTCAACGTTTAATTGAACACATTGCAAAGTAATGGGCGGCGGCGGTTAGTTTCCTATGCCAGTCCCGGTTTGGACTATTTGTTCAATCAGGGTTTTTTCCTGTGGGGTCATGCCGTTGGTGTAGGCGAATTTAATGGCCAACTGGGGATCGCCCAGGCTCATGTATAGATCAGCCCAGCTTAGGAGATCACGGGCGCTGAAGCCGGAACCGATCTTCCCCTGGACATGGGCGTCCCGGATCAGCCCCGCCGTCCTGACCAAGGCCGAACGCTCCTGGGACCCAAGGTCAGGGACCTTTTTGGCCAGCATTTGTTTTTCGACCTTGGCGGCCAGATAGTCACATTCCATCTTGATCAGGAACCGGCTGACCAGAGCCTGGTTTTGGACCTGGGTCCCGGCGTAGCCGCCCGACATATCCCCATAACCGCCGGTATTGCCAGTAGCCACGACCCTAAACATAGGGTGGGCGTGAATCACGTCCTCTTCGCCCCGCTTGTTCAAGAACAGGGACCCCAGGTTGCCATTGGGCTGACGCTCCAGGGGGCCATGGAAAAGGAACTGAATGCCGGGGCTGGCAGAGTCCCATTCATCATTGATCAGGGCCAAGCCTTGTTCCATGGCCATGGGCAACGGGCCGGGATTGTACCAAGTCCCTTCGGCGTTAAGCTGGAATTCTCCCAAAATGTTGTAGGCTTCGGTTTGCTCATGGAATTGGTAGCGGATCACGCCCCAATTAAGCCGGGCAAAAACCTGCATGGCTAAGGTGGTTTTGCCAGTTCCCGCCGGGCCGCTGATCATGGTGGGCCGGTTGGAATAGATCGCTAACAAGAGGACCGCCGTGTTTAGCGGATCAAATACATAGTCGGGGTCTATCTCAGGGGTCATTTGGTGGGGCTCTGAAAAGCCGGTCATGGTGAAGGCCACGTCAACCCCGAAGAGGGCTTTCAGGTCCCCAGGAGTATAGTCCCTGGTGGCCCTGGTGGCCCTGGTGGCCCTGGTGGCCCTGGCCGGGGTAGTGCCCAACACCATTTCTTTGGCCTCTGCCATAGCGGCAATCATTTCAGGACTGTAGAGCGGGGCCTTACCATGCTTTTCCTGATAGGCCGCCAGCCCAATGCAGCCGTCATTCAGGTGGCCTTCCAGATTGTGAGTCAGGCAACCGCATTCCTTGCATGTAAGTTTCATCTGCCGCCCCTTGAACCTAGTGGTTACTGTAATCGTTGGCCAAAAATTAAACGCGCCACCAACTAAGCGCTTACTGTAACCACATAATAGTCAGATATCCCCAGCCTGTCAACATTTAATTGGACATTAAGTAAAGTTTTGGTTAGCCAGTGGCTACCTTAAGGGCGGGGTAATGGAGGGAGATACCGTTCGGCCAGAAGTCGGGGAACATGGCTTCGATCTTGGCCAGGTGGCGGGAAGGAAAAAGCCAAAACAAACAGGCGTCACCGGAGTCGATCGTCAGGATGACCCTGCCCATCCGGTCAAGAGTCCTGATATTGTACTGACCCACCTGGACCCCGTCAGTGTACCCGTCCTCTTCATCGGCTATGATTGACGCCTGGGTCTGAGGGTCAATTTCCAGGGGCCCACTCCCCAAGTCATTCAACAGTCCCATCAGGCTGGAAACCCTAGAGGCGGCTAGACCATCGTCCATTGTCACGCTACGCAATTCGGTCATTAGGTCCTCCCGTCACGGTGTTGTCGCCAAGTTGCCCAGGACCGGGTGGTACTACTGGGCATGTATTGAACGTAGTACTTCATTCAATAAGGACCGACTCTAACACCCCCTGATAATTAATACCAGCTAATACGACGCCAAGCCCAACTATTGCATAACTGCCAGTTTCATGATAATCATTCCCCACAAATCGGCACTATCCCGGACAGTTCCTTTTGTTCGCGTACAATTTTTATACTCCGGTATCATTGAACCTAGTAGTTCATGTACTTTTTGTCTTGATATGGGTCACAGGGCGCTTTATGGTCTTGTGAGTGGCTAATGATGATCCCGGAATAAAGGAGCGACAAGTGAGCAAGCGACTGAAAGACGTGACCGACCTCCCCGCCTTCCTACGGGAGCGACGTGAAGAGTTGGACCTGTCGCAGACGCAACTGGCCAAGCGGGTGGGGCTGGACTACCCGAACTTTATCTCCCACCTGGAGATAGGGCGGAGCAAATTCCCACTGGCCCAATGGCGTCTGTATGCCCAGGCCCTAGAGATTGACCCTGGCGAATTCCTACTTTTACTGTTGGGATTACGATTCCCTGATATGGTGGGGTTTTTGGCCCTGAAGGCCAAAAGGCCGAAAGCCTAAGAGGCCTTAGTCAAAGCTTCTGCGATCATCACAGACAAGGCCCGCCCCATATCCAAGCCGTCGCCTTCCAGCGTGACGGCTTGGTCTTTTCCTCCCTCATGCACGACGGGGGCCCGCTTGGTCCTTTTGGACGTCATTCCCTTATAGCCAGGGACGCGCCGCCGCTTACCGGTTTCCATGTTCACCCCGGCCAGCATGTCCACGCGATCCCGCGCCGTCTTGATCTCTTCGGCAGTCATCGTGAACCGGCAGGGGTAAAGCGATCCCGCGATTTGGTTCAACGTCCCCGCCTCTTTAGCCTCTTCTATGGCCACCCTTCCAGGGCAGCCCACCAACTGGCAACACACCGTGTCAAGGATTTCAGTGTAATAAAAACAAATAGTTGTGGACTTAAAATGGCCAGCGCGGGGACATTCAACAGAGGGCATATGGGGGGCTCCTGACTACGGTTTAAAATAGACCGGCCATTACTTCCAGGCCGGTCTGGGGGCCAGCGTAGTGGATCGCCGCGTCCATGGCCGGGGCAATGCTCCGGGGGACTTCAGCCGGGTCACCACCATCAAGCAAGCAAACCCTTACCGGCTTGACCCCGTAAAGTTGGGCCGCCAGGTCCAGGGCTGTGGCGGTAGCGTCGGGGTCCAGCATAATATAGACCCCTTTTATGGACGGCTGGCAAAGCAGGGCGATCTGGGCCTGGGTAAGCGTCTTCCCGAAGCTGGCTACCACCTGGGTCGTGGCGTTCTGCCAGACGGCCCAGGCGTCAAACACCCCCTCAGTCAGGACGATCCAACCCGGTTGCAAATTGTCAAAATTGTATAGGCAATTCTTGACCGGAGCCCCGCCGGTGGCCGGGAACAAGTATTTGGGCCCATGGGTCAACTCCATCATTTTCCTGGCCTGCCAGGAAGCCAGCCGCCCACCCTGGCGAACCGGGATATACAGCCGCCCTGATAGGTAGCCGCCGCTGATCACGGCCAGGCCAAAGTTGGCCGCCGTGGTCAAGCTGATCCCCCGGTTTACCAGGTAATGCTGGGCCATACCGTCCAGCGGGCCCAGGGGCGGCGGGACGGCCTCTTCCCACGGGGCCGCTGACGCGGCAGGGGTCTGGGCCATAAGGCGCTCCAGGGCCCGTTCAGGGCTTTCAGACGTGGCTATCAGGCTAGCGCTGTACTCCCGGAGCCTGGCAGCGGCCCGGTCACGCCCCAAGCCTTCCAGGGCCATAATCATGGCGTATGGGGTGGGGTTTTCCCCGCACCTGTGGCAATGAGCCCGGCCCCAGTCAAGCCTGACGCTCATTTTCTTATCGGTGTTGCCACACAGGGGGCAATCCATGACTAGCTCATTGCCGCCCCGGCGTTCCTGAGTGACGGCGTACCGTTCCAAGTAATCCCGCCAGTTGAAGTCTGACAGCGGAATCATGACCCCTGTGGCCGCCCCCGGCCATTAACCTTAACCCCTAATCTCTTGGCCGTCCTGGAAATGGTCGGGCGGCTGACGCCAAAGTCGTCGGCTATCACTTGGAGCGGGACCCCTTCCTTGACCAGCTTCATGGCAGCCAACACCTCTTCAGGGGACATCACCCTTTGGCCACCTCTTCGGGCCACGGGTATCCTGAGTTTATTCAGGGCGTACCTGATCCCCTCAGTGGTTTTCCCAAACTTTTTGGCAAGGGCGGCGGTGGACCATCCGTCCATATAAAGGCGGGTCAGTTCGTCAAGTTGCGCGGGGTCTAATTTTGTCATGCTACAGTTACCAATCCCTTCAGTTTTAGCAACGCTGTAAGTCTAACCCTTACGGCTGAAGGGTCCAGCCCTAAAATCAGGCAACACCCTGCAAAAGTTAGACAAGGGCATATGCCACCATCCTTCCAGGCCCTGCACGGAAGCGGGCTGACCCAGGTCCCGCCCCTATTGCAAGCGGAAGCTGGGCAGCGGCGGCTAGTATGGGGCGAAAAAAACCACCCCGCCGCCTCTTCAGCCGCCGCCACGCGCATTTCAGCCGGGCGGCTCTTCTGCCTGGCCTTGGCCAGGGTCTTCGGGGTTACGGCCAGCAAATCTTCGACCGACTGCATAAACACCTGGGCCACCAAACCCCACTCTTCAGAGCCTGGACCGTCAGGGGGCTGATCGGTGGCTTCAAGGTCAAAAGCTACGGATTCCACGCTAGACCCCTTTCGATTTGATCAGGCAGTTTAAGGCCTCTAGTTTCTTGCCAGCCCCCACGAAGGCGGCTAGGTCCTGAAGGCCGTCGCGCCAACGTCGGGGGATTCCATTAACCCCGAATTGCGCCCCAAGCAAGGCCCCGGCCACGGCCCCGTTCGTGTCGGCGTCCCCGCCCTGGTTAATGACGCGGATCATTCCGGTTTCAAAGTCGGGGGCCGCGCAAGCCCTGACCGCCGTGTCATAGGTGGTCCAGACGTACCCGATCGAATCCGGCTTGGCCCGGCTGGTGGTAAGCACGACGTGCCCCCCGGCAAGCAACTGGCCTAGGGCCTGGGCCAACTCTGCAACAGCCGCCTGACAGTTAATGTGCCGGTGGGTGATCGCCGCCGCTTGGGCCGCCAGGTTGGGGGCCATCCCCGTCCCATCGTAGGCCAGGGCTATCGGGTGGACCCCCATCAGGCAACCGTTCGCCTGGGACATTTCGTCAGCGACCCCGCAAACCGTCCAATGCAGCCCCGCCGCGTACCGGCCAAGACTGCAAGCCGTGGTCCCCCCGATATCGACGGGGCCTTTCACCATCCATTTCAGCAGGCCAGCGGCCAGGTGATCCCCATGAAAGCCCGCTTTTGCGATCAGCAAGTTGGCCGTGATCAGCGCCACCTGGGAATCATCGGTCCAGGCCCCAGGCTCCAGGGCAAGCCAGCCGCCGCCCAGGTAGTCGGTCACTTCCCCATGCTTGGTCTTGATCTGTTCGGCAGTCATAAACTCCAACGGGCCGCCCAGGGCGTCCCCTACTGCCGCCCCCACCATGCACCCGATAAACCTGTCAATCCGGCTAACCAACATAAAATCTCCCCTGTGAATAGGCGGTCATAATGTCCTGGGCAGCGGCCCCCGTGTTGCGGCTATTCAGGATTTGGAGTTTCATCCCAACGGGGGCAGGCTTGCCGTCAGTCACGTCCCCCTCTTCGGGGCGCTTGCCCAGGGCCAGGATCAGGTCAGCCGTGGCAATCTGGCTGAAGTCATAACCGACGTCATCATGATCAAGGTTGCCCTTTTTGGATACGGTGGACGCCTTCCCCTGGGCCCCGGTCACCATGGCCACGCCCTGTTCGGCAGCGATCCCGCGCAAGACTTCGGTGGAATACCCGATCCCTTCCCAGCCCTTCATGGTTGCCGGGTGTTTCATGAGTTTAGTGTAGTCCACGCAAACCAAGGAAGGCTGAAACCCGGCCCTGACCTCCCCTTCGATAATGCCCCGCACCCCTTCGGCGGCCAGGGTCTTAGCGGGTAGGTCCACGACGCTTAGGTTGCCAATGGGCCGCCCCCTGTTCTCCCCACTCCCCACGATGCCCCCTAGCCAGCGCTTCAAGGTGGCGATATTCCCAGCCGGGTCCTGCATCAATTCCTTGATATGGACTCTTAGGCGGCAACTGCCCAGGCGCAAATAAAGCACCTGCTTGGATACTTCCAGGGTTATATAAAGTACGTTGTAGCCGTTACACAGGGCGATATAGGCAAACCAGAGCATGGCCATGGTCTTGCCGCGCTTGGGTGGGGCCAGAACCACGGTCAGTTCCCTGAAGCCCAGGCCGCGCCAAAACAGATTGTCATCCAGGAACGGGATGCCCGTGGGAATCCCGGCCATGTTCCCATCCCGCATGTCAGTCAGATATTTTTCAAAGGCGTCCAGGTCTTCACGCATCCGGCCAGGGGCCTGGTGGTTGAAGGTGGTCCTGGTTTCAACGTCCTTCATCAAGTCCCTGATCCCAGGGATATCCCGCGCCGCCAGTAAGGTGATCTGTTTTTTGGTAGCCGCCTGCATGACCCGAAGGGTAATTTCCTCTTCGGTATGTTTGGCCACCCAGTCCAGGTCTGGGAAAGTGCCGGTCAGGACCTTCACCGCCCGGTCCTTCAAAAGCCCCTTCATGGTCGCGTCAGCGTTCGGCATGATCTTGGGGATTTCGGCGACCAGCATTGTGTCGGTCACCACGCCATACTGGCCGCCCAACTCCAGGACCAGCTTGGCCAGTTCCCGGTCAAACTGATCTGGGAAAAAGACCACCGGGTCCAATTCGTTGCGAAGGCAATATTTCAGGAAGGCATTGTCCCTGATCATCAGGGCTATAGTTTTGGTCCCGGTGCTATCCAAGGCGTTCTCCAGTTGGTGGCTACTGTCATTATACCGGAAATTGTAGCAAGCACTTCATTCAAGCCAGGATCACCAGTCAGGGCCAGGTGGCACCCTGGCCAGGCCCTGGGTGGGTAAAGCCCGCCACGGGGCGCTGACGTTGCCCTGGGCCCATTCCCAGCCCAGGTCAGCCCAGGCTAGTAGTCCATGGCCGCATGGTGGGCCTTGACCTGGGCCTGGGCCTCTGCCTGGCGGGCCACTTCTGGGGCCAGGTTGCGCTTGTGCTTGTCAAGCCACCCCTGGGGCATCACGCCGCCTTCGACCAGGACGGCCAGGACGCTGGCCAATGACCGCCGGTCCTGGCGGCCCACCTGTTCGGCCTCTTCAAACATTCGCTGGTAGGCGGTCAACTGGACGGGACAGGTCAGGTCATGCTCTTCAGGGGACCAGACCCTGAACTGGGCGTCCCTGATTTTGGCGTGGTAGTGATCGGTGTACCAGCCCAGATAAATTTCAGCCGCCTTCGGAGTCTTGAAGTATTTGGGCGTGGGCAGGGCGTTGTGGGGAAGGGACGTGTTCTGGTAGTGCCTGAAGATCGCCCGGCACCATTCGTCATAGCGGGCACAATGGCGATCAGCTTGACGCCGGGCCTCTACCAGGCTGGCCCAGTGATTGCTATCGGTGTAGCGCTCCCCAAGGATTCGGCCCTTGCCCTTCAGCGGGACGCCGGGCATGTATTCGGCCCAAGCGGCGCTGAAGGCGTCGGCGAAACAGATCGTCCTGACGAACGGGTCTGACCCCCACTCCCGATAGTAGCCGGGGTAGGACGTATTGAAGACCGCCTGTTCAAGCCGCATGATTCGGCTCAGGTCCTTGGAGTCAACCGAACGCTTGCGCTCCAGGCGCTTATAATCCTTTTCGCTGAACCAGGCCGAAAGGACAGGTCCAGGGCCCGAAGAGTTTAGGGCGTTAGGTGGAGAAGAATTTTCAGGGCCAGAAGAGCCTGGGGCGTTAGGTGGGTAAGAATCAGCTTTTGGGGGTGAAGAGGGACAGTCGGGCTGAATTCCAGCCTTTTGGATTTGAATCAAATCTGATTCTTTTCTAAAAACACTTTTATTAATTTCTTTAAGAGTGTAAGTACCGTTTTTCACAATACCTGATTTCGTACCCAAAACGGCGTTCTGTGCAAAGTTAGGTGCGCCTAACAGTGCCTTAAGTTGCTGTAATTTCTCAAGTTTTACCCTATAATCAGATCTGATTCGGTTAGACGTGCCTAACTGAATCAGATTTGATTCGGTTTTAGGGCCATTTTGGGCCCCTGACGCCTCTAGGACGCCGTTCTGTGCGGTCCTGATCCTGACTAGGCCCTTGGAAGCCAGGCCGGTGACCGCCCTGCAAAGGTTGCTTTTGGTCATCCCAGGGAGTGATTCACCCAATGATTTGACTGTGACCACCTGGCCAGAAACGCCTGCTCTTAGCAGTTCCCACCAGACGGCCAGTTCATTGCGTCCACTGGGAAGGGCTCCTAGCACGTCCTGGAGCCCCATTACTTCCACCCCTTCGCTTCATCCACCGTAGGCGCGTTGACCATCACATACCCGTCTTCCCCCCAACAGTCTTCCAGGCGCTGAAGGCTATGTTTCATCAGGTGCCGGTGGTGGCAATCCACGAAATCGGTGATCTGGACAGTAGTCTTGCCCTCTGCCACCCGCATTCCCCGCCCTATTCGCTGGAACGTCTTGACGCTGGACATGCCACCCCCGGCCAGGACCATCGATTTGATCTGGGGGACGTCAATCCCTGTGTCCATAATTCCGCTACTGATCAGCATGTCCAATTCTCCCGCCGCCAGGGCATTGATAGCCGCCTGGCGCTTTTCCAGTTTTGAAGCCCCTGAGATGAATACGGCCTTGCAGGCCTGACTGGCCACCTTGGCCAGTATCTTCCCGTGATCTACCCGGTTGACCAGGACCAGAGGGGATAGCCCCTGCCTGGTGTAGCGAAGGGCCCGTTTCAGGACCATCAGGTTGCGGTCATAGTTTTTGACTACGCCGTCGGTATAGGCGGTCTGCCAGTCGATGAATTTGGGAAGGTCTGGCGCGTTGACCCGTAGGAAGTCGATATGAGGTTCAGCCAAAAGGCCCCGGTCAATCAACGTCCTGGCCGTGATCTTGAAGATCAGGCCGCCGGTGACTCCCCTAAGCAGGGCGTTTGCCAGTTCATCCCTGAGCCCCACCGTGGCCGTCAGGCCCACCTTGTAATAGGCATTAGGGCAGGCTTGGATTACCGCCTGCCAGGTCGTGGCGTTGCCCAGGTGGGCTTCATCCAGGACCAAGAGAACGGCCCCTTCAAAAATGGGGTTGCCCTTTTCGACCCAGTTGGCCAGGGTCTGGACTGTGGCCACGGTCAGTAGCCCCGGCTGGCGTACCCCGTCCCCGATCGTCCCTACCGGCAACCCAGGCAGTCGCTTAGTGAACCGGTCCCTGGTCTGGTGGAGCAAGATTTTGGTGTTGGTCAGCCATATCCCCCTGACCGGCTGACCCCCCACGTATGGGGCCAGGATTCGCCCGGCCAGGGCGATGCCCATTTCAGTCTTGCCGCTGCCAGTGGTCGCCTGGATGATCCCACGGGTGTTTTTGATCGCCTGTTCAACAGCTTGGGCCTGGAAGTCGTAAAGGGTAATCCCGGCTAGTTCTATGTCTGCCTTCGGGGTCGCCACCTGGGGCCGGTCATCCTGGACCTGGACAGCATGGCCCTGGTCCTTCATGGTCTTGACCACGACCCCAAGCCAGCCCGTGGGGAAGCCGCCCCACCTATTCAATAGGCGCTTTTTGGCGTCCCAGGTCCCGTTCCTGAAGGCCTTGCTGTAGATGCCGCCGGGGACGTCAAAGGTTAGCAAGTCCCTGATATCTGAAGCTTGTTCTAGCGTGGGGTTTAGTAGCCTGGCTTCCAGGTTGTCAAATGCAATAGCTAAAGGTTCGCTCATATGGGGTTTTCCTCCACTTCCATTATACCGGAATGAATGAAGTGGTTACTGTATTTTTGTCTTGAACCGGTCTGGCCGCCGTGAGACATTGCCCTAGACGGCAACTTTTTGGAGGAAAGCGTGGAACAAGCCTACTTGATCGCAAAAATGACCGGGATCGTCGCCGATAAGGCATCTTCCGGGAAGATCGTGGGGACCGCCTTGCTGGACGCCATAGGCGTGGCAGGCGGGACTGTGGTTGATTCCCGCGTGATCGACACCTTCAGATTCGGCGTGGCGGTTTCAGCAACTTTGACCGTGGGCCACGCTTTCCTCCAAACCTTTATCGCTGACGACGGGAAAATGGCAGACGCCCACCTGTGCCTGGCCACGAATAGCCAGACAGTGGACTGGGATCGCGTGGTTGACGTCCTGTGGTCGGCCTTTCTCCCCAGGGACGTCAAGGTCCAGATCGGCAGTAGGTTTTAACCGTGATCTTCATCCCGCCAGGACTTGATAGGTGGCCCCTGGATAGGCTCATCCCCTATGCAGGGAATTCCAAGAAACACCCCCCTGACCAGATCGATGCAATCGAACGGTCCATGGTGGAATTCGGCTTCTGCGACCCTATCGGCGTGGATGAAAAGAACGGCCAGATCATCGAAGGGCATGGTCGGCTCATGGCCGGGATGCGCCTGCATAAGAAAGGACTATTGGATGAAGCCCCTATCGTGAAGCTTGGCCATCTGACACCCCTCCAACAAAAAGCCTACCGGATTGCCCACAACAAGCTCCAGGAACGCGGCGGCGGTCACGACCACGCCAAGCTACTGGCAGAAGTGGGCTTTATAAAGGACGGGGGCCTGGACCTGGCCCTGACAGGTTTGTCCCCCAAGGAATTGAGACTTGACGTCAACCTGGACAACACGCCCATTCCCCAGAACGACAACGGCCAGGCCCAGGCCCAGTTCCCCGTCCTATCTTTTTCCCACTACAAGGTGGGTATGACCCAAGGCGAAATTGAACACCTGGAGCGCCTTTACCTTGAATGGGTAGAGGTCAACGGTAGCGGGTGGGGCTTCGTCACCAGCATCCTGGGGGTGAACGATGCCTTATAAAACCACCAAAGCCAACTTCGCCTATTTCAAGGCCAGGGCTGAATACTGGCAGCAAGAACTAGGCTTGTATGACTGGCATATCGGCGTGTTCCATGGCTTGGAAACCTTCCCTGAGGGCACCAGCTTAGGCGAATATTCGGCGAACTGGCAGTCCCACTCTGGGTATGTCGCTCTGGCCAAGGATTGGGGGAAGGATGAAATTACCCAAGCCATGCTGGATGAAGTGGCGTTCCATGAAATGTTCCACTTCGCCAACAGTCGTATGATCTTCCTGGCCGAAGAGCGCTGTTCGTCTACCTTTGATATTGAAGAGGAAGGCCATGCCCTGATTCGGCGAATGGAAAACCTTATGCGTCGCCGGGGGGAATTCGGGGTCCCGGCATGAGTTTCATTGAGGACTACCCAGTGGCCGATCTAAAGCCCGCCCCCTACAACCCCCGGCTGATCGACCAGCCCAGCTTTGACCGGCTGAAGAGGTCCATTGAGCGCTTTGGGGTCGTCAAGCCCCTGATCATCAATGGCGACGGGACCATTGTGGCCGGTCACCAGCGGGCCAGGGCGCTTCGGTCCCTGGGGATTGAGAAGGCCCCCGTCTATCCCCTACCCTTGGTCAGCCTTCACGATGAAATCAGGTTTAACCAATTCCACAATTCAGTGGAGACTTCAGCCACCCCGGTCAACGTGACCTGTTCCCTGCCCGCCGCTGGTGGCTGGACCTGGATCACCCCGGACTACCTTGAAGTCGGCCCCCGCCAGAACACCGTCGTGGTTGCAGAGATCGCCCGCCTGATTGCCAGGTATGGGGACTGGGGGTCCATCATCGTGGACAAGACGGGCCGGGCAATCCTGAACAGTGACTATGCCGTGGCGGCCAGGCAAATGGGTTATAACGTCTTGGCCTGGGTTGTGCCTTACGAAGAGGATTCCCGGCCCCTGGCCGAATGCCTGGCCCAGGAGTATGGGGAATATTCCTATGGGCTCCTGGACGTCAAGCCGTTCAATCAAGTGGCTTGCCAGCGTCCCCGCGTAAAGGGGAAGCAAAGCACTCTGTATGAACGCCTGGTCAAGCCTTGCGTCCAGCCCGGCATGACCCTGATCGACTTCGGGGCTGGCCGGGGTGAAGCCGTAGCTGATCTATGCGCCCAGGGCCACTGGGCCTTCGCCTATGAGCCCTATATCAGCGCCGGGCCTGGTAGTAAGGCCTTGGACGTATGGGCCACTGTGCAACAGATAGACGCCCTGGAAAAGCAAATTGAAGACCACGGCCTGGCCGACGTCGTGGTCCTGGACAGCGTGATCAACAGCACCGTCAGTGTCGGGGCCCACCACCATGTATTGACAACCTGTAATGCCCTAATGGGCCCCGATGCTGTTTTCTTCACTTCGACCAGGAGCCAAGGCGAGAACGAACGCCGGGCTAGGTTCACCAAGGTCAGCAATACCCACAAGCGATACATGGAATTCCTGGACCGGGACGGCTACAGCGCCAGCTTTATGAACGGTCATTGGAGCCTGCAAAGGTTCATGACTGCCGACCAGCTGGAAGCTGACCTGGCCCAATACTTTGAGGCCGTCAAGGTGATCCCCGGCCCGACTCAGCTATGGGCATCGTGCCGGGGCCCCCGTCAGCTACCCATGGACCAATACGAAAACTCGTTGTGTGTTGAGTTTGACATGGAATACCCCGGCGGCCTACGCCACGGCCTGGCCCGGCCCCTAGTGGATGCAATCCTGAAAAGATTGGAAACCAGATGAACACCGCTGAACCGGTCCCGGCTCTAGAGACTGCCCAGACCCCTGAAACGCCCCAGCCCACGCTGACCCCGGAGCAGGAGAAAGAGTTTGCCAGGCGCATGGGCCTGATCCTGGCCGTAATCAGGAGTGGCAGGCGTAAGGAACAGCGCAAGGCAGCCGCCCGGCTGGGCATCCCCTGGTCAATAATCCAGAGGACAAAGAAACAAATCATGGCCAGACAGGCCACCGGTAGGCAGTTGGGCAAGTCCAGCGCCATGGGGAGCATCTAATCATGGAAGAGTACGATTCAGCGGTAGACACCGCCAAGCATATCAAGCGGGTCAGGGAGTTCATAGGGTACATGACCTCTGGCCTAGAGACTGCCGCCAATGTCCACGACCAGAGCAAGCTAAGGCCACCTGAAAAGGAAGCTTTCGATATTGCTACCCCCAAGTTGAAGGGCCTGACCTATGGGTCCCCTGAGTACATGGCCGCCCTGAAGGACTTGGGCCTGGCCCTGGATCACCACTACAAGAACAACCGCCACCATCCAGAGCATTACGTCGTGGACGGCATCTGGGGCATCTGGGGCATGGACCTGGTAGACCTCACAGAAATGATCTGTGACTGGCTTGCTGCTTCTGAACGCCATGAGGACGGGGACATAATCGCCTCTATTGAAGCCAATCAGAAACGGTTCGGGTACTCAGACGACCTGAAGCAAATCCTGATGAACACGGTTCGCAATCTCAAGGACTATGACCGCCGCCTGGCCTACCTGGTGTAAAAGGGACTAAATGGCAACCCTAACCCAAGAGGATAAGCTAAGGCAGGCAATCAGCTACCTGAATGAAGCGCTTACTGTGTCGGCCAAGTTTTCAGGCGCTACCATTGAGGCAGCCATAGCCTTCAATCAGGTTCGCTTCGGTTATGGGGATGATATGGCGAAAGCCCTCTACACCATGGCCGGATCATTGAAAGGGGACTGAATGAAGGCCGCCCCCACCATAGTCAGCATGAAGCTGTCGGTCAAGATGCGCTATTTCTGGCTCAAGTATGTGGGGGGCGTAAAACTGTCGAAGCATTGCGCCGAATGCCTTGTGGGCCCCTATTCCAGACACATTTCGCCCAACAGGTTGCAGATCAGTGACACTTCGCTGGACGAATTCCCAGCGCCAAAGGCATTCTACCTGTGCGGCGTAGCGAGTCCCTACCGCTGGTCAGATAACTTCCACCTGGCGTTCATCCACGCGCCGGGATACAGGATCGAAGTGGAGCGCCAAGGCGTGGCCATCTCTGTAAGTAATGGATATGAGATAGAAATAACCGGGTTGGACCCTAGGACAAGCACTGTCAAGCATGTCCATGACCCAGCCTACAATACCTGCCGTAACTGGCAGTTCGCTAATCAGCTTGAAAGCGGTTTGGTTAAGCCACCCCGCCTAAGCAGTATCTGAAAGCATCAACGCAGGTGAGACAATGCCCCAGCGCCCACTAACCCAGGCCGAAGTAAAGGGCCTAAATCAAGAGATCATAGACGCCGATATCCCCCTGGACCTGCATGGGCTCAGAGGGAAGCGCAAATTGGCCGTTCAGCTTATGCCCCTGAAGGGTTGTATCGTGACCACGGTCTGCCAGGCCCTTCAGATTGGCCGGGCCACCTACTACAGGTGGCTTGAAAAAGATCCAGACTTCGCCCTGGCCATAGAAGAGGCCAAGGAAGCCACCGTGGACTGGGCAGAGTCGAAGCTGATCACCAAGGTCAGCGCCGGTGATATCAGCGCGATCAGGACGTTCCTGGCCGCCAAGGGCAAGGCGCGTGGTTACGGTCAGCAGGATATGCGCCGGGTCAACGTGAACCTGAATGCCGACGCTGACGAGGACGTGGCCAAAAAGGTGAATGACGACTTCAGGAAGGTCTTCCCTGACGGCCCCCAGGACTTCAACCCCACGGCCCCGCCCGGCCTGGACGTTCCCACCTTCCCAACGCCCCCGGTTCCAGTTCCCGACTAATCCAGCCTAGGGCCTGGAGGGGTTTTCCTCCTTTCCCCCGACGCCTGGCAAGCGCCAGGCCCTAGGCTCTTTCTGATTCCGGTATAATTACAGTGAACGCTAACTGTAACCATAAGCAGGCTGACGACTAAATGAGGATTTCGACTTTGATTCAACTGGCGACCCTGATCGCCGTCCTTACCCTGACCGGCTTGGGGCTGGCCACAATCAACTACCAACTTTTAAGCGCGGCTGGTGGTTCCCGTGGTTTGGTTTATCTGCCTTGCCCCAAGCCGGTCAACCGGGACGTTGCCCGCCTCCCCTTTATAGAGGACAAGGGCAACCTGACTGCATTCAGTTATCCAGGGGGTGTCAGAAGTGATACCCCCGTTTCTACCACCACCGCCCACGTCACCGTCTACAACCCAGTCGCGGCCCAGTGCGATAGCACCCCCTGGATCACGGCCAGCGGCAAGCGATCCCGGCCCGGCTTCCACTGTGCGGTCAGCAGGCCCATGGAACGCCTTCTGGGGATCAGGTTCGGGGACAAGATTTTTGTGAAGGGCTACCCATCCAGGGCCAAGGACGGCGGCTGGATAGTGGCCGATCGAATGTCAAAAAGGTGGCGCACCCTTCGGGTCGATCTCATGGTCAAGTCCGGGGCCCGCCATATCAGTCGTAAAGTAGTGATTCTAATCGCAAAAGGGAGCAAGCAATCATGATCAAGGGTAAAGAGGGGGCCAAGCTGTCCCCCAAGGGATTCGCCGCCGAAGCCATGGATACCATGCTGGGCCTGGTCTGCAAGCTGTGGGGCGGCCTGGAAATGTTCCAGCCCCTGGTGGAGCCCATGACCGACAAGGAAAAGGCCGCGATCACCGAACAAATGCTGAAGCTGCGCCCCCGTGCGGCCAAGGCCATGGGCATCAAGCCGGTGGAAGAGGTGGGCAAGTGATGCGGGCCGATCGTATCGCCCTGGTCGTCCTGGGGGTCATCGCCTTGGCCGCCTGTGCCTATTACGGGTGGGTGGCCTGGAGCATAGGGGCCACCCCTATGGCCTCAAATTTCACCCTGGTCGTCATCGTCATATTGTGGGGAAGCGGGGAGTTGATCGCCGCGATCAGCAGCGCCGCCATATGGCGGGCCGAAGCGGAAGAGGCCCATTGTATCTATCGGGTTACGACGGCCAAGGACAAGGACCGCCGTGATTGGGCCGACCTAGAGATCAGCGCCCTGAAGACAGAGAACAAGGACCTGAAAGCGGGGCTTGCAAAGGCCAGTGACCGGGCCGTCAACTGGGTCAGGCAGGTGAAAAAGCTGAAGGCCACCGTCCTTCACCAGGAACGCCGGATCGCCAACCTGGAAGCCAAGAATAAGCGAATGGCCACCTTCGCCGCGTCCCGCGATCAGTTTCTTGCCTATGACCGAATGGTTGACCGCTTCCGGGGGCTGGCCCAGGCCGATCAGACCGCATTGCGGGCCTTGGTGGTGACGGCTCAATACTGGGCCAAGGAAGCCAGGACCGCCAGGGTCAGGGCCCGCAAGGCAGAGCGTTTGACGTATATCCTGCAACAGGGCATGTCTGAGGACACGGCCTTCGCTTCCCTGAGCCAACGGACCAAGTCATACAGCGCGGCCTATTACACCATGATCAAGCGGGACGGGGACGGTAAGCCGTGGGAAGGGACCATCCACGTCGCCGATCCCAAGCTACTGGCCAGGGTCATGGCCGTCCTGCATGACGCCCCCGGCTTCGGCGTAACCGGCAAGGTTCCCGGCCCCGGCCAGATCATCGCCATGAACATGCCCTCCAACGTGAAGGACACTCTGGTCCCCCAGGACGCGAATGTCCAGCAACTGGCCTGGGACCTGGGCCGGGCGGTGACCGCCAAGCACGAAGGGACTGACGCCCTGTCAGAGTTCATCGATTTCTATGGCCTGGGGGACCGGGAGTTCAAATGCCTGGTGTACGTCGTGACCAATGAAGAACACGCCGACGCCCTGGCCACCTGGGTCGCGGCAGCGGGGAACACGCCGTCCTGTCGAGCCGAAGGGCAGGTTGGGTAATGGCCAGGGAAGGGATCATGGAACTGAGCCCCTTCACCCAGAAGAGGTTCGACAAGGGGATCAAGGAAACCGGGTATTGGCTGGGCCAGCCCAAGCTGAACGGGACCCGGCTACGCTGGGACCCCCAGGCCCAGGACTTGTTCAGTAGCGGGGCCAAGATCGTCAACTGCCTTCCCCACCTGAAGGCCACCATGCAGGGCCTGGGGGCCACCTATGGAGCAATGGGCAAGCTGGCCCTGGACGGGGAAGCCTACTGCCACGGTATGCCCCTGGAAGATATCAGGGCCAGGTCAGGGCGCACCAAGTCGCTCCATGAGGACCACAAGGCCCTAAGCTTCTACATCTTCGACGTGATCAGCAGTCAGCCCCAGGCTGACCGGGCGGCGATCATCGACGTCCTGGCTACTGGCCTACGGCATCAACATATCGTCTGGATCAACGCCACCCCGATCTACGACTTGCAGCAAGCCAATGACCAGGTGGTGGATTGGGTTGATCAGGGCTTTGAAGGCGGCGTCTTCAGGCGTCCTGACTGCCTGTGGGAGCCCAAGCGCACCACCCTGGCCATGAAGTGGAAGCCCAAGGGCCGGGACAAGTACGAAGTGGTGGCGATCCATGAGGGGGAAGGCAAGTATGCCGGGACCCTGGGGGCGCTGACCGTAAGGGACAACCTGGGCCAGGAGTTCAACGTCGGGTCCTTCAAATGCAATGACGACAAGCGGGCCGAATACTGGGCCCAGGGCCAGGCCCTGGTGGGCCAAATGGCCGTGATCGAATACTGCGAGATCACCAAGGGCGGGATCATGCCCAGCGGGGTATTCGTGATGACCCTGGAAGAGGCCGGGACCGACTGGAAGCCGAAGACCGGGAGGCTGGCAGCATGAGGCGGGCCCGGTGCATGAGAGTCCTTCAGTGGGTCCTGTGGGCGATCCTGGGTGGGGCGATTCTGGCCGCCCTGGTAGCCCTGACCGGCTGTAATGACTCTGATCTGGTAGCTGACGGCGCAACCACAAGCCGGTCAATCTGCTATCGGATTCAGCAGGACATGGGTGGGCAATGCACCACCTGGGTCGTGGCTGACTTTCATTATGGCTACCGGGCCAACCGGATTTCCTTCAGCAACGGCATGGGGAACATAACCCTGGGCGGGACCTACCGGATCACCCCGATCCAATGCCCCAACATGGAGGCGAGGAAATGAGCCCCTTGACCGCCCTAGCCCCGGCCCCCGCCGGGGTCATAACCATAAACATAGGCGTCCTGGTCTGGATCGGCCTGGCTATCGTGGCCCTGGCCTTGGCCTGCCAGGTGTTCCTGGGCATCACAGGCGGTGCGGGGCTGGCCAACCAATGGGAAGACATGACCGCCTGGGGCCGGTTCTGGGCCGGGGCCTTCCTGACTGGTGTCCTGATCACCATCATAATCCTGTGCCTGGTGGGCCTTCGCCTACTGGGCGTTATCTAGGGGAGATCATGAAGAGCGTTATCAAGTTCGTGGTAGCGGCCTGGGCCCTGACGTCCCTGATCATCTTCCTGTTCGCGTTCGTTGACGTGTTGGTTGGCCGGTGGGACGCCCTGGGCCTCTGGGGGCAATTTAGGATGATTGGTTTCGGCCTGGGCATCCTGTGGGCGGCCATAGCTACGGCCTGGTTCCTGATTGGGGTGATGTTTTTCACCGATCCGGTATAATTACAGTAACCACTAACTTCAGCAAGGGGAACAAGTGACCAATCGGGAGTTCGCAGAAAAAGACGGGGCATTCAATCGGGCCTGTAGTCGGGTCGGGATACAGGCCACCAAGCGCCAGGCGTCCAAGTGGCGCGGCGGCAGGGGCCTGGCCTACAAGCAGGGCCGGGGCGGCCCTGCCTTTGCCAGAAAGGCGGCCTGATATGTGCCAGGAAAGCGGGCAGGCCGGGGCCGCTGGTGAACCGGGGTACTCCGGGGTGGACAGTGGTGACGGGGGAATCCGGGGTCACGAAGGACGTGGCGGGATTAGCATCCCAGCCCACCACATTGGCCAGGGCGGTGGCTGTGGCGGTCAAGACCAGCGTCAACCCACCTGGGACGACGTGACGGCGGCCTTCATGTTGGGGAAGGAATTCGCCGCCGTAACCGCCAAATTCGAATTGGAAGCCGAATCCGCGCTTAACCGGGCCCAGGGGAACGTGTTCGCCGCCATGGGCATTGATCGCGCGGCCTTCAGACTGAAAGCCAAACTGACCGAATAGAAAGGGTCTGCATGAAAAAGAAAATCAGCATTTGGGAGGCATTTCGCCAGGTTATCAACAATCTGGACGGGCGGCGCAAGTATACCCGTGAAGACCTGGTCGCCATGGTGATCAAGAGACATTCCACTTCTGACTGGCCCACCGCCAAGCAAGCGATCAGCGGCAACCTGGCAGAAGCCAAGTATATCCGGGCGGCCCAGGTGGCGGGCATCCTGGCCCCGGTGGACCCGCCTGCCAAAGCTGGCATGAAGGGCCTGGCCTGGTTTCGCCGGGTGAAGAAACTGCCCGCCGGGTGGTCGAGCTTCGACCTACAGCAGGTGGCCGCCGACGGCCTACGGGTCGCCTAGGTGATCCCCCGCTGGGCCAGGATATTCCTGATCACGGCCAAGTTGGTCCTGATTGACCTGAAGAAAGCAATCAGCAAGAGGACGTCAAAATGAATCAGACCCCGATCGATCAGGAACTGGCCCAGCGGTTGGCCCAAGAGGCCAGCCGGGCGGTGAAGGATATCACCAAGGCCGCCCAACACCTTTCGGATGAATGCCAGGACGTGATAGAGTCCCCGGCCACCCTGGCGAACCATATCGCCGAGATCATGGAAGGGGCTGACCGGCTTCGCCGGGAGTTCGCCGCGATCTGGCGGCCCCAGTGGCCTACCTACCTACCTGACAGCCCCATTCCCGTTATGAGGCCCGCCACCGAAGACCCGCCCCCTGACACCAGTCAGGGCCCGGAAGTCGCCTGACGTGGCTGTGGCGAAGCCGAAGCCCAGGCCCTGGGTCTGTGGCCGGGATTGCCCTTACACCAACGCCAGGGTGGCAGGGCAGCAGATTTATACCTGTGAGACTTGCCCCTGGGATGCCCAGGGGACAAAGGGAGAAAAGACAGTGCCCAAGACGATATCGGTTGATTTTGACGGCGTCCTTCACAAGTACAGCAAGGGCTGGATGGACGGGACGATCTACGACGGCCCCATGCCAGGGGCCAAGGAAGCCATGGCCCAGCTTAAAGTCATGGGCTTTGACATATGCGTCAACACCTGCCGGGTAGGCGAAGGCCAGGCCCATGAAGTCAGGACCTTCCTTCGCAAGCACGGGATCACCTTCGACTATGTGACCGATATCAAGCAGCCGTCTTTTGCCTATATCGATGATCGGGGCCTTCACTTCACTGACTGGGAAAGCACCTTAATCATACTGGCGGCCAGGGTGGCCGTGGCGAACGGGGTGGCGGCGTGAAGGGGCGTGAAGGGGACCCGGCCAAACTCCCTAAGTGGGCTCAAGAAAAGATCACCCGCCTGGAGGGCTTCCTGTACGCGGCCCAAGAGGCTTACAACAAGCTGGCCGACACCATGGCCGGTAAGGGCGAAACCCGGATATTCGCTGACCTGGCCACCTATGGCCGGGACCCCTTGGACGTCAGGCACCTTTCGCCGCTGCCCTCTGAACGGGTGGTGGTCAGCCTGGGCACTCCTATCAGCCCAATCGGTGAACAGATCGTGACCATGAACGTCAACGTCCCCCAGGGCGGGGAGCCTGAATTGGTAATCCACACAAGCGGGGCGCTCTACTTTCAGCCCCAATACGGCAACGGGATGCGTATCGTTTCGGCCAGGAGGTTTTAGCATGACTTGGGATATGAAGGCCCCGTTCAGGCCAGAGGTGAACAAATGCATGGGAAGGGCCATGCCCTTCCTGACTGCCGGTAAGGGCGTGGACCTGGGGTGTGGGCCCCAGGCGATCCTTCCCTGGGCCGTGACTGTGGATCATGACCCTTCCCACGGGGCCACCTATGCCAGGGACATAAGCGGTCCCCTGCCCCTCAGGGACATGGACTGGGTCTTCAGCAGCCACGCTCTGGAAGACTTGCCTGAATGGAAGGCGGCTCTGGCCAACTGGTGGGGCATGGTCAAGCAGGGCGGCCACCTGATCCTGTATCTACCCCATAAGTGGTTTTACCCGAACGTGGGCCAGCCGGGGGCCAACCCCGGCCATTTCAGGGACTTCCTGCCAGAGGACGTTTTGCAGGTGATGCGCCAATTCAGGGACGCCCGGTTGAGGGTCTGTTCTGAGCATGACGAAAATGACGAATACAGCTTTTTTATCGTCTATCAGAAGACCAGCCCGCCCCCGTTCGGATAGGTTAATTCTGATTCCGGTATAATTACAGTAACCAATCACTTCAATGGAGATTGTAGAATGAACCTTCAAAGTGTCCCCAGAGCGGCCCGCTTGACCGGTATCAGTGAACGGGTGATCGAATGGGGCTTGCAAGGCAAATTTCTGACCAAGCACCCGATCCCCGGCCAGCCCAACGCCTTCCTGGTGGACGTTGACCAGATTCGGCATAAGACCTGTCCCGACTGCATGAAGCTCCTGGTTACCGTAGAGGGCCGGTGTTCCTCTTGTGCCGCCCTGGCCCGCCGGGAAGGCCAGCCCCCGGCCAAGCCCCTGGCCCCCCTTTCCCCCC